TGGAGATTTTGAACCTCAAAAGTACTATACTATGCTTTTAAGAAAAAAACAAGAGTAAATTAGTAATTAAATAAGATATAACTCACCCTATAAAGGTGGGTTTTTTTATATACCGATATTTATAATATATAAGTATATAATATGTCACAAGCAGATATAAAACAGATAGTAGCACAAGAGTATGTAAAATGTGCAAAAGACCCGGCTTACTTCATGAAGAAGTATTGCTACATACAGCATCCAACTAGAGGTAGAATTTTATTTAACCTCTATCCATTCCAGGAAGGAGTATTACATTTATTCAGAGATGAAAAGATGTTAATAACTCTAAAATCAAGACAGTTAGGAATATCTACATTAGCCTCAGCATATGCTTTATGGTTAATGATCTTTCATAAAGATAAGAACGTACTAGCACTTGCAATTACTCAAGCAACAGCTAGAAACCTTGTAACTAAAACGATTTTCATGTATGAGAATCTACCAAAATGGTTACAATTACCGTTCACAGAAAAGAATAAGTTATCTCTTAGACTTAAAAACGGTTCTAAGATTACAGCTAAATCATCTAATGCAGATGCTGCTCGTTCAGAAGCGGTATCATTGCTTTTAATAGATGAGGCTGCCTTTATCGATAACATTGAAGAAACATTTACTGCAGCACAACAAACCCTAGCAACAGGTGGACAGTGTATGGCATTGTCTACTCCGAATGGTGTAGGAAACTGGTTCCATAAAACATGGGAAAAAGCAGAAGCAGGAGAGAATGGATTTGTACCTGTTAAACTAAAATGGGATGTGCATCCTGAGAGAGCTCAAGACTGGAGAGATGAACAATCAAGACAGTTAGGAGAGAAAATGGCAGCACAGGAATGTGATTGTGACTTCTTATCATCTGGAGATTCAGTAATTGAGGTTGAAAATATGGCTTTTTACGAAGAGACATATGTAAAAGAACCAATGGAAAAGAGAGGTGTAGATGGAAACCTTTGGATATGGGAATCACCTGACTATCAAAAGTCTTATATGGTTGTAGCCGATGTCGCTAGAGGGGACTCTACCGATTACTCTGGCTTCCATGTCTTTGACATTGAAAGCTGTACACAAGTAGCAGAATATAAAGGAAAGATATCGCCTAAAGAATACGGTAATGTACTGGTAGGAATAGCAACAGAATACTGTTATGCACTACTTGTAATAGAAAATGCCAATATTGGATGGTCAACTATCGAACAAGTAATATCTAGAGAATATAAAAACCTATATTATTCATCAAGATCAGATAATGAAACAGTTGAATCGTATATGGCAAAATACGAAAGAGATAAACTTGTACCAGGATTCACAATGTCTCTTAAGACAAGGCCTTTAGTTATCGCTAAGATGACTGAATACATACGTGAAAGATCAGTTATAGTGCAGTCTAAAAGGTTGTTAGCAGAAATGAGGGTATTCATATGGAGAAACGGTAAAGCACAGGCACAATCGGGGTATAACGACGATTTAATCATGGCCTTTGCAACAGCTTTATATGTTAGAGATACAGCCATTAGAATGAGACAGCAAGGAATGGATCTTTCAAGAGCTACAATGAATTCTTTTGTAAGTCTTAATCAAAGAAGTCAAGGAGTTTATAACGTTGCTCCTATGCAGAATAATCCGTATCTTATGAAAACGGTCAATGGCGAGGAAGATCTTACCTGGCTATTAGGATAACGTACTATTTATAAATAAACTAAATTACAATGGCAGATAGAAATTTATTCACCTCCCTGGAAAGATTATTTTCAACAGATATTCTAGTAAGAAATGTAGGGGGTACTGAATTAAAAATTGCTGACGTAAATCACATTCAGACAAGCGGTAAATACCAAACCAATTCGTTACTGGATAGATTTTCTCGATTATACATATATAATAACAAAAATATATTTAATCCAAATCTTAATTATCAGACTTTAAGAATTCAACTTTACTCTGATTATGAAGCAATGGATACAGATCCACTTATTGCTTCTACTCTAGATATACTGTCAGATGAATCTTGTTTGAAGAATGATATGGGGGAGGTTCTTTCTATCAAGTCCTCTGATGAAAATATACAGAGAGTGTTATATAACCTATACTACGATGTATTAAATATAGAATTTAATCTTTGGTCATGGGTTAGAAATATGTGTAAGTACGGAGATTTTTTCTTAAAATTAGAAATCTCAGAAGAATTTGGAGTGTATAACGTACTTCCTTACACAGTCTATAATATGGTTAGACATGAAGGTATGGATAAGGATAATCCAACTAAAGTAACCTTTACAATTGATCCAGACGGATTAGCATCTTCAGCAGATCCAAACTTTCTACCTAATACAAATAAGGATATTATCACTTTAGAAAACTACGAAGTAGCTCACTTTAGATTAATATCAGATACAAACTACCTTCCTTATGGTAGATCTTATATTGAACCAGCTAGAAAAGTTTTTAAACAATTAACTTTAATGGAAGATGCGATGTTAATTCACCGTATCATGAGAGCTCCTGAGAAGAGAATGTTCTATGTTAACGTAGGATCTATTCCACCAAATGAAGTTGAGCAGTTTATGCAAAAGACTATTAATAGTATTAAAAAAACTCCTTATATAGATCCACAAACAGGTCAATATAACTTAAGATTCAATATGATGAATATGATGGAGGATTTCTATCTTCCAGTTCGTGGAGGGGATACTTCAACTCGTATTGAAACAACAAAAGGATTAGAATACGATGGTACAAACGATATTGAATATCTAAGAGATAAAATGTTTGCAGCACTTAAAGTGCCAAAAGCATACTTTGGATACGAAAAAGACCTTACAGGTAAAGCAACTCTTGCAGCAGAAGATATTCGTTTTGCTAGAACAGTAGAGAGACTTCAAAGAATTATAGAAAGTGAATTAACTAAAATTGGATTAGTACATTTATACTCTCAAGGATTTAAAGGAGAGTCTTTAACAAACTTTGAAATTAAATTAACTACACCTTCTATTGTTTATGAGCAAGAAAAAGTAGCTTTACTAAAAGAAAAAGTTGATCTAGCAACTCAGATGCAATCGACCAAGCTATTCTCATCAGACTATATCTACGATCATATATTTAATATGTCAGAGGATACTTATAACGAAATGAGAGATCTTGTAAGAGAAGATGGTAAGAGATCATTTAGATTATCACAAATAGAAAATGAAGGGAATGATCCTGTAGTAACAGGGGAATCTTACGGAACACCTCATGACTTAGCTTCTATTTATGGAACAAGAGAACAAGGAGATGTACCAGCAGGGTATGATGAAAGAGATGCTAATCCAGAAGGAAGACCTAGAGAGAAATTCTCAATGTTAGGTACACAAAAAGATCCATTAGGAGGAAGAGATAGATTAGGAGTACATGGAATGAAAGGCGGTTATCCAAGTGATAACGAAAATGTAAGAGAAAGTGCATTGGCAACTAAAGCAGTATTTCTAAGAAACAAAGATATTTTCACACCTAAAAAGCAATTAATCTTTGAAAAAATAGAAGAAACAGAATCAGATTTACTAAACGAAAACAATATTCAGGATTTAGATAAATAACCCCTATTTATAACAAAGATAATTATAGACATGCGTATTAAACATAGCAAGTATAAAAACACGGGACTTATATTTGAACTACTGGTAAAACAGATAGCAGCAGATACACTATCTAGTAAAGAATCTCCTGCTGTTAAAATATTACGAAAATTTTATACAGGAAATACTTCTTTAGTAAAGGAATTTAAACTATACGATTATATTTTAAAGAATAAAGGAATAGGTTCAAAAAAAGCAGAAACAATTTTAAGCACTATTACTGAAATAGCTAAAAAAATAGATGCTATTACTTTAAGAAAGCAAAAATATGAGTTAATAAAGGAACTAAAAAGCCATTACGATTTAGAAGAATTCTTTTTAATTAAAGTAGAATCTTACAAACCATTAGCTGCTTTATACTGTTTACTAGAAGCTCAAAATACTGTTAGTGAAACAGATCCATCTGTTTTTGTTGACAATAAAACGACAATACTTGAACACTTAACACAAGTAAAGCAAGCATCCCAAGACAAAGATGCTTTAATGGAAGAGTATTCTAAGTACGACAAAGACCTTAGGTTACTTACATATAAAATCTTATTAGAGAAATTTAACTCACAATATAGAGACCTACTTCCAGAACAAAAAAATATATTAAAAGAAGTAATAACATCTGTTAATTCTTCTACAAGATTAAGAAATATATACAACGAAGAAATTCAAAAGTTACAAAAAAGTATTGCTACATATCGAGAAAGAGTAGCAGATGAAGTAGTAAAGATTAAATTAGAAGAAGTATACAAAGCAATTGTACCAATAAAAAGCACACAGAAAGTAGACGATAACCATCTAGCATCATTAATGCAATATTACGAGCTAGTTAATGAATTAAAATCTCTATGAAAAGATCTGAAGTAGTAAAAGCGGTTCAAGAAGTTCTACAAGAAACAAGTATGACAGGTGGAGGCGCTTCTTTTGCACCTGGATCAGGAGAGCATTATGCTACTCCTTTTGCCTTTTTAAAAAAAGGGCAAGGTAAAAATGCAGCTACAAAGCAAGGAGAGAGGTTAGGATTAAAGACAGTTGAAAGACCTAAACATCCTTCACATACAAAAATGTTTGATTACTTAGACGAAAATAAATAATATGAGAACTTTACAAGAAAAATATAACGGAATTCAAGAGGGAAAATTCTCTAAAGAACATTTTTTAGCTGACGCTAGAATGCAACTTCCAAACTTAGTAACCCGTTTCAACGGATACGATGATGCTGTTCAGATTTTAAAGAACAGAGGAATGATTAAAGAAGCTAGAGTAGAAGAAGCTAGACTTACTAATAAAAGCTTAACAGATTATAGATATAAACCAACTAACGATATGGACAAGTATCCATACGAACAAATACTAAGAGGTTTAAGAGTTGAGTTAGAAGTAGCAGGAGTTGTTGGAACACCGACAGCTGATGAGTATAAAAAAGCATTAGGAAAAGTTCTTAAAAACTTAGAGAAAGATGAAATTTTCTATACAAATCAAGTAGCGGGCATTAATAAGAAAGTTGATCTACACGATAAAATGGTAGATGCTACAACAAAAAATACCATAGATACTTTTAATGGCTTAAAGAAAGCAGAACTAAAAGAAGGTTTTAAAAAACTTATTAAAAAAGTACTATCAGAAGAAGTAGTTGATGTTAGAGAATATCAAGATGAAGATGAGTTTGATATGTACGGAGATGATGAAGCAGATGATATTCCACATCCAAGAGGGTATGAAGACCAAGACGAAATCGACTACGATGACGAAAACTTCTCAGACCCTTTTATTGACGGAGATTTAGAAGAAGCTACAGATACAGAAGCTGATAAAGATATGGTTCGTAAATTAATGACTATGTACGAAACTGAACCTTCTAAATTTGAAAGATTACATAAACAAGCTCAAACACAAGCATCTACTTCTAAAGATATTAAATTTAAACATTTATTATCTCTAATTGATAGAGCAAAAGCAGGAGCTTTACAGAGTTTATCAAACCAAGATAAACGTCAAGCTGATAGCGAAGGAATGGATGAAACAGTATCATTAACAGATCTAATATAATGAACAATCCACTATTAATAAATGTAACTCCTTTCAAAGGACTTCTTACCGAATCAAAAACCAAACCAGGTGTATTTGAGGTAACAGGTATTATGCAAAGAGCAGGAGCAAAGAATCAAAACGGAAGAATCTACAAAAGAGAAATTCTTGAAGAAGAAGTAAGAAATTATGTAGAGAATTTTGTTAAAGTTGGAAATGCTTACGGAGAATTAGATCACCCAGAATCAGCAATTGTATCTTTAAAAAATGCATCACATGTTGTAAAAGAACTATGGTGGGATGGAGATGACCTTTGCGGAAGAGTGGAATTATTAAATACACCTTCAGGAAATATCGTAAAAGAAATATTAAAAGGAGGGCATACAATAGGTATTTCTTCTCGAGGAACAGGATCAGTATCACAAACAAATGAAGGAACTCTAATGGTTCAACCAGACTTTGAATTAGTATGCTGGGATTTCGTTTCTAATCCTTCTACACAAGGAGCATTTATGAATCCAATTTCATTAAATGAAGGAAAACAAGCAGTAGGAAAATATGATAGATTAGATTCTATTATTAACAATATACTAAGAGCATAATGGAAAGAGATTTTGATATACATAATTGGCAAGCCAAGTTCTTAAAAGAATCTATAATTAAAGAAAGTGAAGGATACGTAGAGGTAATGGGACCTGATTTCGATCAAGCAATAGAGTTACTTCAATCAGCTTGGAAAGAATGGAAAAACGGACGAGCAACAGAGCCAGAAGATATTCCTCAAGCAAAACAAGACGTTATAGACTATATAGCAAGTCTTTTAAAATAATAACATACCCGCCCCATAAAGGCGGGTTTTTTATGTTTACTAAACAGAGGTATATTTATATACGAATATGCCATCTCTATATGGTATCTATTAGAAAGTAAAATCACATTACGCTACTACTTAATAAGCGTACGACAAATCACAAAACAAAAATGACAAACAAAGATTTATTTAAGCAAGCAATTGCAGAAGCTAAAACTATTCGTGAAGCTGCAATTACCAACGCCAAAGAAGCTTTAGAAGAGTCTTTAACTCCTCATTTAAAAGAAATGTTAGCTCAGAAACTTCAAGAAATGGAAGAAGAAGAGGACAAAGTAGATGAGACAGTTAATAATGCCGAAGCAGAAGGATTCGCTGAAAACCCTAACACACATGGTAATTTAGAGGAAGCTGAAGAAGAGGAAGAAGAGGCTGAAGAAGAAGCTCCTGAAGGAGAAGAAGAAACAGGTGAAGAAGAAGAGGAATTAGAAATTGAAGACATGTCTGTTGAAGATCTAAAAAACCTTATTAGAGATATCGTTGCTCAAGAAACAGGTCATGATGAATCAGAAGAAGAATTACCAGGCGAAGAAGCTCCAGAAGGAGAAGATATGATCGGTACAGATGATTCAGAAGAGATCGACATTAACGAACTATTAGCAGAATTAGAAGGAATGGACGAAGCACACAGTTACTCATTGAAACCAGGTGCTGAATCTGGAGACACAAAAGGAGCAAACGACGGGTACACTACTACTTCAAAAAGAACACCTGCAAACTCTAAATCTGGAAACAGATATGAGCCAGCAAAAGGTTCTAAACCAGGAAGAGAAACTTTCACAAACGAAGGTGAATTAAACGAAATGGGTCCGGAGTATATCGAAGGAGCTAGACAACTTGTTGAAATGTTCCCATTCTTAACCATGTCAAGCGCATCATTAATTATAGGAGCTTTAGGATCATTAGGTCTTATAGGATTTTCTGCAATTACTGCTAAAGTAATGGATATGGCCCTAGCAGGTAAATTTGGAGAGAAAGGTAAATCTTTTGCTGAAAAATTACAAGCAGCAGGTGGTGCAGCAGCTAAAGCTACTCAAAACAGAGAAGGAGTTGAGGCATTAAATGAAGAAGAAAATATAGATGAAAACATCGATATTATCTACCAACTTATTGATGCTTTTCCATTCTTGACAAACCAAACTGCAGAATTACTAGTTGGAGTTTTTGGAGCAATGGGACTTACAGGCCTATCAGCTATTATGGCTAAAGTACACCAAATGGCTAAAGATGGCGCTTTTGGTGAAAAAGGAAAACAAATCGGAGATAAATTAACCGATGTAGGTAATGCAGCAGCAGGAGCAACTCAAAACCGTCAAAGAGAAGGAGTTGAAGAAGAATTGAACGAAGCTTTAAAAGCAGTGAAAATCCTAAGAAATCAACTTCAAGAAGTAAACCTTCTAAATGCAAAATTACTTTATGTAAATAAAGTATTCAAATCAAACAACTTATCTGAAGGTCAAAAAGTAAATGTTATTGCAGCATTTGACAAAGCAGAAACAGTTAGAGAAGTAAAATTAGTTTTCGAAACAGTTTCTAAAAATGTAGTAGCTAAAAAACCTACTTCAATTAAAGAACACACATCGTTTGCATCTAAGCCAACTGGAACGACAGCAGCACCTCAAAAAGAAGTGATCAATGAAGTATCAGAGCAAGTTTTAAGAATGCAAAAGTTAGCAGGAATTATTAAATAAAAAACAATTAAAAAACAATTCAAATAACAATGGAATTAAATCAATTATTAGAAGGCTCAAATAATTACAAGTCTTTACAAGCAGATGCTGCTCGTTTGGCTGGTAAATGGAGCAAGTCTGGTTTATTAGAGGGAATCTCTAATGAAATCGAGAAAAACAACATGGCTATGATTCTTGAGAATCAAGCAAAACAAATCGTATCAGAGGTTTCATCTACAGGTACAGGAGCTTCTTTTGCTGCTGGACAAGGTGAGCAATGGGCTGGTGTAGCTTTACCGTTAGTACGTAAAGTATTCGCTCAAATCTCTGCTAAAGATTTCTTATCAGTTCAACCAATGAACTTACCATCAGGTCTAGTATTTTACTTAGACTTTAAATATGGTTCTTCAGTAAACGGAAGAGCAGCAGGAGACAATATGTACGGTAATGTATCTACAGCTAACTCTAAAATAGGAGTAGATGTTGAACCAGCAGGAGGTTTATATGGTGCAGGAGAATTCGGTTACTCAATCAACTCTTCTTCATACACATTACAAACTACTACAAGTGCAGCTAATTCAGCTTCTATCGCTTACCAAGACGGTATTCAGCCATCTCAATTCAAAACAGTTGCTGTTGGTACAGGATCTTTAACTACTCCAGACTTAAAAGGTGTAAGAGCTTTTAGAGTTTTCTCAGGAACTACAGACATTACAGCTTACCCAGAATTGACTACAATATCAGGTGCTAACATCGTATTCGTAGTATCAGCTTCTGCTTTAACTACTCCTACTCAAATCACAGGTTCAGTATTGTATCACAAACAACCAAACGATAACTCAAGAGGTGATTTTGAAGATACAGCTACAGCTTTAGGAGGTAATATTAGTATTCCTGAAATCAACGTATCATTAGCTTCTGAAGCTATCGTTGCTAAAACAAGAAAATTAAAAGCACAATGGACTCCAGAGTTCGCACAAGATTTGAATGCTTATCATTCAATTGATGCTGAAGCAGAATTAACTTCACTATTATCAGAGTACATCTCTATGGAGATTGACTTAGAATTAATCGATATGTTGATTCAAGATGCAGCTACAACTGAAAGATGGTCAGCTCAAAACAACAAAGTATGGAATGGTAATGCTTGGGCAGATACAGGAATCTCTGATTTCTACAATACTCAAGGACAATGGTTCCAAACTTTAGGAACTAAAGTACAAAAAGTATCTAACAAAATTCACCAAAAAACTTTAAGAGGTGGAGCTAACTTCTTAGTATGTTCTCCAACTGTAGCTACAATCTTAGAATCAATTCCAGGATATGCAGCAGATACAAACGGTGACAAAATGGATTTTGCAATGGGAGTTCAAAAAGTTGGACAATTAAACTCAAGATATAGAGTTTACAAAAACCCATACATGACTGAAAACATCATCTTATTAGGTTACAGAGGATCTCAATTCTTGGAAACAGGTGCAGTTTATGCTCCATATATTCCATTAATGATGACACCTCTAGTATACGATCCACAATCTTTCACTCCAAGAAAAGGTATCATGACTCGTTATGCTAAGAAAATGATCAGACCAGAATTCTACGGTAAAATCTTCGTTAGTGACGTTACTACTATCTAAGAATAACTTAGAATTAAAAATTAAGAGAGCTTTTAGCTCTCTTTTTTTTTATATAAAAAGTTCGTATATTTATATAAAATATATAATATGATTAAAGGAGAATTGACCTGGCCGCAATTTAAGACTCTAGATTCAATTAGAAACTTAAATGAGAGTAAGCAAATACAACATTATTACGAATACCTAACCTGGTTAGGAAATCAACACAACCATCAGAATAAAGGACTACTACTTTCAGCAGGGCCAGATTTAGTAGCAGCTTCAGTAATTTTTAACACTAATGATCAAAGAGTATTTACATACAATTCAAGTACCGGCACTTCTACGCAGTTAAATATACCTAATGGATCCTACATATACACTGCAGATATAGCTCATACAGAAAATAAGCTATGGACAAACGCAGGTGGAATAATCTCAGAATGGAATATAACACTAAGTCCATTTACTGCTACATTTAGCAGGCTAATAACCCTACCTCATTCTATAGGAGCAGGTTTAGGAGCTATCAATAATACTACTTTAATTGCAACTAATGTAGATGTTACTCCAAACACTGTAGTAACGTTAGATATAACAAACGATACTGCAACTTCGACAAATAAGTTTAATCTTGTAGCAAATGCCACTAATAGATCAGTTACTGGTGATATACTATTGACAACAACGAATAAGGTAATTGTTACAAACAACATAGGGTCAAGCAGATATGTAACCCAATTCAGCTACCCTACCGGAACAGTCGAAGTTGATGTAGAAATTGGAGGTACAATCTCCGCTGCATATGGACTTTACATTGAAAATAATAAGATATATATTGTAAATGCCAACGGAAATATTTACGAAATAGGTAAAACATCCCCGTATACCTTAACACTGGTAGGTAGTACAGGAGTTGCAGTAAATGGAGCATCACAAGTACCATCGGCTCTTACAGCTAACTTTAGTTAAAATCACAAACAATTAAAATAAATAACAAACAGCCTAGTTTTTACTAGGCTTTTTTCGTATATTTATTAGAAACAAATACAGTTTATATTTATGGCTTCTAACCATCACACCGATGAGGTTTTCGTCCCGAAACGCAAACCGAAAAACCCAATTAAGTTCCAACTCCAACTTAATGAAGAACAAAAATTAGCAAAAGCACTTATTATAGAAAACCCAGTAGTCGTCTTAAAAGGAATGGCTGGTTCAGGAAAGACTCTAGTAGCAGTACAAGCAGCCCTTGATATGTTATTCTGTAAAGAGGTAGAGAAGATTGTTATAACAAGGCCCACTGTAGCTAAAGAAGAACTAGGCTTTTTACCAGGCGATCTTAAAGAAAAAATGGATCCTTGGTTAGCACCAATATATCATAACCTATACATGTTATACGGTAAAGATAAAGTAGATAAAGAATTAGAATACGGAAATATTGAGATAGTTCCTTTTGCATTTATGAGAGGTAGAACATTTGTTAACTCCTTTGTTATTGTAGATGAAGCACAAAATGTTACCCAAGATCAAATGGAAACTGTACTGGGAAGACTTGGTAAAGGATCCAAAATGGTAATATGTGGGGATTTAGCTCAAATAGATTTAAAGGTAAAAAAGGAAACAGGGTTTTCTTTCCTTACAAGAGTTGAAGAACAAGTAAGAGGATTTAGAATATTTGCCTTAAAAGCTAACCACAGACACGATATTGTATCCCCTATTTTAAAAGTGTATCAAGACTTTAGAGATTGATAAAAAACTGCTATTTATAAATAAAACTAATTCAAATGGCAGATTTCACATACTATATACGAGAGAGAGTTAAAATTAATGGTAAGATAAAAGAGGCTTCTTTTACTCATATGATTAGAGATATAGAGTACATAGATGAAAGAACTTTACAAATACCATCAGGAAGCGTTACAGAATTAATTAATCTCGCAAATTTACCAGGAGCAGGAACATTTATATCAAGCAGTATACAGTATGCTAGAATAACAAATACTTCTTTAACCACAAAAGTAAACTTACAGATATCAGCATCTAGTGGTACAACAAATGTATTATTAAATACAGGAGGAACATTTTTTCTTAGTACAGGATTTATAACAGGAAGTTTAACTAACTTTGCATACGATAATATAAAGTCAATTAAAGCACAACCATCAGGATCAAGCGCTAAAATTGAATACATAGTAGCAACTACATAAAAAAAAATAAATGGCCAATATTTCTATATGGAACGGTAGTTCTACCTTTGTAGCCGGACAAACCCCTTTTGGCTTCTACGATTCAGACACAACCTTTGTCGCAGAAGCAGATAAGGTAGCAAAATTCTGTGCTATCCGTTTAGGATATCCACTAATGGATGTTGAATTAAATTCAGGATCATTTTATGCTTGTTTTGAAGAAGCTGTTACCACATATGGAAATGAAGTATACCAAGCACAAGCTGTACAGAATTACTTATCACTTGAAGGAGGTTCAACCTCTATAACTCTAAATGATGCAGTAATTTCTCCATCCTTACAGAATGTAATTACAATTTCTTCTGGATACGGAACAGAAGCAGGAGTAGGAGGAACAGTAACAAAACACACAGGATCCTTAGTAGTAGCTCCAGATCAACAGACGTACGACTTAAATGAATGGGCTATTGATCAAGGAATTCAAGGTAGAATTGAAATTGTAAAAGTATTTTACGAAGCACCACCTGCTATTATGAGATATTTTGACCCTTATGCAGGAACTGGTACAGGTATTCAATCTCTTATGGATGCATTTGATTTTGGATCTTACTCACCAGGGGTAAACTTTTTACTTATGCCAATCTCTTATGATATTGCAAAAGTACAAGCAATTGAATTTAACGATCAGGTAAGAAAATCAGCATATTCTTTTGAAATAGTAAATAATCATTTAAAACTATTTCCAATACCAAAAAGTATAGGGTATATTCGGTTTGAATATTATAAGGTAAATGAAAAACAAATCTTAGATAATTCAGAAAATACACCAGGAGGGATAGGAGAATCTATTTCAAATATATCAAATGTACCTTACCAAAATCCTATATATGGATCTATAAATTCAATTGGACATCAATGGATTTACAGGTATGCTTTGGCTTTAGCAAAAGAATTACTAGCTTATGTTAGAGGAAAGTACACAACAGTGCCTATTCCAGGATCAGAAGCAACACTAAATCAACAGGATCTATTAGCAGATGCAAGAGCTGAAAAGTTAGCATTACTAGAGAATTTAAGAACTATTTTAGAATCTACATCAAGGGTAGCACAACTAGAAAGAAAGTCTCAGGAGGCTGGATTTTTACAAGATACTTTAAAACAGGTTCCAATGGTAATATTTGTAGGATAATGAAAATAAAAGATTTGATTAACGAAGTAGCTTTTTCAATGTACCAGGGGATGGTAAGAGTATCTCATACAGAAGAAACTACAGCATCAGAAGTTGCCGATTTTGTAAGAGCAATGCCAGGAGTAACTAGGGTTACTGCAATTGACTCTAATGAAGATATCAATATAGTTGTGCTGAAGGTAAAATTACTTACAACAAAACCGGGTTCGATAGTGTTTGAAAAACTAAGGAAAGATACTTTTAAACTAGTACCTAATATTAAAAAAGTAGAAGTATCGGGTAAATCTATAGAAAAAATTAAATAATGATATTTGGAAGTCAAAGAGATTTTAACCTTTTCGTAGGTATAAACAGAGAGCTATTATCGGATGTAATAGAACAAGAAATTCTCTATTACAAAATGTCTCTAGAACAAACCCAAGTAAATATTTACGGAGAAGGTCAAGAAAAAGTATTTTGGACCCCAGTAAAATTAAATTGCCTTATAGAAAGAGGAGATCAACAGACAACAGTAGATGATTTTGGCCCTGATTCAGTAAGAGATGTTCAATTTAGATTTTTAAGACAAGATCTTAAAGATGTAAATACCTTCCCTGAGGTAGGGGATATTATACTATGGCATGAAGACTACTACGAAGTGGATAACACTACAGAGAACCAATTGTTCCTAGGTAAAGACGAAAATTATAACTTTACTGAATACGGACCAGACTTTGGAGGAACATTATCTATTATTTGTATATGTCATTTAACAAGAGCGGACAGAGTAGGAGTAGTTAAACAGAGAATATAATGGCATTGACAAGAAAACCTATACCGAAATCTCAAGTAGAATTATCTCAAGAGACAATTACCCCATATTTGAATAATGGTAAAGCTCCTGTACCTGCCAATAAGAGAAGAGAGAATCAGAAGACACTGAAAGGAGATGAGGTAAAACAATTCTCAGTAGGATTAAAAGATGTAGACGAAGCAATATTCTTCTACTTCAACAATGTAATTAAACCTTCAGTCACACAAAACAGCTTAAAGGTTAACGTACCAGTGCTATATGGCTCACCAGAAAGATGGGCAGCAGTTCAGAAAGATGGGTATTACAGAGATAATAACGGAAAAATACAGACACCGCTTATAATGATTAAGAGAGATTCTGTAGAGAAGGTTAGAACTCTTGGTAATAAAATGGATGCAAATAATCCAATACATTTTGGAGTTTTCGAAAAAAAATACTCTCAAAAAAATGTATACGATAGCTTCTCCGTACTTACCAATAGAATACCTTTACGAGAATTTTACGGAGTAATCATTCCAGACTATATAAATCTAGTATATTCTTGTACAATCTTTACAGAGTATGTAGAGCAGATGAATAAAATAGTTGAATCTATTAATTTTGCATCAGATGCTTATTGGGGAGATCCAGAAAGATTTAAGTTTAGAGCAGCAATTGATAACTATACTACAGTAACTGAACTTGTTCAAGGAGGTGATCGAACAGTTAAAACAACTTTTCAAATAAAAATGGCAGGGTACATTGTATCAGATGCAATAAATACATCAGTTGCTAATCCAAATAAATTCTTCTCTAAAGCAGCACTAAAGTTTGGAATAGAAACAGCAGGTACAACTGAGATATTAGTTGCAAAAGCAGGAACACCAGCGATACAAGCACCAACAAGATTCTTCGATACAGCTTTAACAGGAGTATCGGGAGGAACAAGTACAGGAGCAGGAGGAATGACAGCAGCAGAAATAGCATTTGTAGGAATGTCAAATACAGCATTAGCAGATTCAATAGTAGGATTAGTTGCTACGTTCAATACCCATATAATAGCAACACCACCAGCTGGATTTCCAGCCCTGGATGAAGGAGACTTCCAAGTGTATATAAATGGTATATTGATACCTAGGGAAAATAGAACAACTACACTTCCACAAGTAGGAAGTAATATAATCGTTACGTTTAATGATTTAGGATTTACACTTGATAGTTAAGATTAAATAATAATAGTAGGAAAATTTAGCTAAGATATGCCACTAAAATTAATACAAGGAAAGCAAATAAATGTTAGTTTAACAGGATCTTTTACAGGATCCTTTTCTGGTTCTTTTAATGGCACAGGATCTTATGCTACCCAAGCGTTAAGTGCTTCTTATGCACCTACAGCAGCAGCATTTCCATTTACAGGATCAGCTCAAATAACAGGTTCTTTAGGAATAACAGGACCATTATCAACCACAGGATCTGATGCAAGTATTAATGGAGTAACAGTAGGAAGAGGTAGCGGGTCATTATCCAGTAATGTAGTTGTCGGACAATCAGCAGCAGAGTCAATAACGACAGGAGATAATAATTCATTTTTTGGAGCATTTGCAGGAAGATTTAATACGGTAGGACAGTTTAATACTTTTATAGGACAAGCTAGCGGATATCGTAACATAAGCGGAAGCCTCAACACCTTTTTAGGATCTTATTCAGGCTTGTACAATACACTTGGGAATTGGAATACCCTTATAGGAGTAGCTAGCGGACAATTTAATACTTCAGGAAGTGGAAATACAGCCTTAGGTAACTGGTCAGGATACTTAAATACTACAGGAAGTTATAATACTTTTATAGGATATGGTACAGCATACTATCTTACAGCAGGAGACGATAATGTATTTTTAGGACGATATGCTGGACGATATATAGGAACAGGTACAACTAATCATACACTCTCTAATACTTCAATATTTTTAGGAGTTAGTGCGAGACCACTTGCAAATGCTCAAACAAATCAAATTGTTATTGGATATGAAGCAACAGGGCTAGGTTCAAATACAGTAACAGTAGGAAATGATTCAATTATAACTACAGCTTTAAAAGGTAATGTAGGAATAGGAACAACAACACCAAATGCAAAACTAAATGTAAGCGGAAGTACAATTATAACAGGATCATTAACAGTAACTCAAGGTATAACAGGTTCATTATTTGGAACTGCTTCATTTGCTCAAAGTAGCTCAATATCTAATTTTGCAAATCAAGTACAAGTAGGTGACGGTAACTTTACTACAACATACTTAGTAGGAGCAGGATTTGGTAACCCTACACAAATAACTAGACCCAATCTAAACTTATACTATGATGCTGATACTGACCAATTACGCTCTCCAGCATTTGCAGGACCATTAACAGGAAATGTAACAGGAAATCTAACAGGAACTGCTTCATTTGCTACTAGAGCATTAAGTTCATCATTTGCATCAACAGCTTCTTTTGCTCCTCTATACCTTCCTCTAACAGGAGGAACCATTAATGGAAACGTAACAGTAAACGGAACAGCATCCATTGCATTTTTAAATGTAACTTACGAATCAGCTTCTGTAATATACTCTTCAGGTTCAAACGTATTTGGAGATGCAACTAATGATACCCAGACTTTAAACGGTACAGTAATAGTATCAGGTTCTCAACAAATAACAGGATCTTTAAACGTAAACGGTGGAATAACAGGTTCTTTATTTGGAACAGCTTCTTGGGCAATAAATGCCTTAACAGCATCTTTCTTAGGAAGTACAACAAATGCTTTTATTCAAGGTGGTAATTCATTTGGTACAACAGCATTACTAGGAACAAATGATGAACAATCACTTGCTTTAGAGACAAGTGGGTCAACTAGAATGTTTATTTCTTCTAGTGGGGCTGTAGGAATAGGAACTTTAACACCAACTACAACCTTAGACATTAGGACACCAGGTCAGGCGTACGTAACAATAGGAGGTGCTGATGGCAGAACAATTAATGCGTATACTAATTTAGGTGTTGAAACTATTTTAAATACTGGAGCTACTTCTTTTAGCGGTTTTATTTATGGAAGTAGTTTTTTTGATAGGGGTACAAACACTCAATCAATAAGATTATCATCAACAACTGTAACACTTTGGACAAATAGTTCAGAACGTATGCGTATCAATAATACCGGTAATGTAGGAATAGGAACAACCGTAGATTCAGGATACAAACTACTAGTAACAGGTTCAGGTACTTCAGGATCTTTTAATGCAGATGGTATATTAATTGTAAGTGGAAGTAACGTAGGTATTGGAACAACAAGTCCATCTAAAAAATTAAATATTGCATCCGACGGATATAACTTTAGGATTGCAAACGGTGTAAATGCCTCTGGATATGATATAGGAAGAAACGTTACAGATGGATTACTGTATTTTTACGGGGATCAAACAGGGTATACTGGTTATGTATTCTCTGGGGTAGATGGAGAAAGAATGCGTATTGCTTCAAA